GTACATCACAACGTGTTTAGAAGGTGGCACGACCAACAAGGTAATGAAAAAAATAGCAGAAGTTATTTTGATGAAAATACTTATCTAGTTAAAGAAGATCAAATATTTCTTTATAAATCAAAAGATAAGTGGAAAGCTTGCAATGGGTATTGTTTTGTTCAGCCGATTAAGCAAAGAAACAAATTATCAGAAGATGTTGAAGAGCAGTGTATTGGTATTGTTAAATATACCGATGGCAAAAACACAATAGGCGAGCTTGTAGGTTTTACACCTTTCTCTACGTACGAGTTTGTTGTTGACGGCGTCAAGCTTTATAGAGTTTTAAATAAGTTTATTACAATTAAATATGAATATCAAGGAGACGAAAAAGAGTATAATCCAAGCTGGGCATAGAGCAGTTGAAGAGCTTATTAAAGTAGCTAAAGAAGCTATTGTTGATAGTGGTGATGATATTACAGCTGATAGACTTAAAAACGCAGCTGCTACAAAGAAGTTAGCTATATTCGATGCTTTTGAAATACTTAATCGCATCCAAGAAGAAGAAGCTATGCTTAGCGGTAAAGAGCCAGAAAAAAAGGAAGAGCGAATATTTAAGGGATTTGCTGAAGGAAGATCTAAATGAGCTACAAGCAAACGCTATATAAAATAATAGAGCCTGTAAAAAGAACTACTATTAGCCGAATGAATAAAGGCAACAAGTGGAAGTACGGCTACGATAAAGATCACGATATTGTAGTTATATCTAAAACAGGTAAAATAGGAGATATATACGAAATACAAGGTTTAAAAATAGCTCTACCTAAAGCTCCAAAAGCAGTGCACGCTAATGAAGATAACAAATGGCGTCAAATAGAAAAGCCAAAAGTTCTTGAAAAAATAAAAACTATATTTGATTGGCGAGCTTATCCTGAAGAGCAAAAAGAACAATGGTACGATTATATAGATGAAGAATTCAAAAGACGTGACGAGGGTTTCTGGTTTCAAAATGCTAGTATTCCAACTTATATTACAGGAACTCACTATATGTACCTCCAATGGTCTAAAATAGATGTAGGCGCTCCAGACTTTCGTGAGGCTAATAGATTATTTTTTATATTTTGGGAAGCTTGTAAAGCTGACAAAAGATGTTACGGTATGTGTTATCTTAAAAACAGACGTTCTGGCTTTTCTTTCATGAGCTCTGCTGAAACCGTTAACTTAGCTACAATATCGAGTGATAGTAGATATGGAATACTATCTAAAAGTGGTGGTGATGCTAAAAAGATGTTTACTGACAAGGTTGTACCTATATCTATAAACTATCCTTTTTTCTTCAAACCTATTCAAGATGGTATGGACAGACCTAAGTCTGAACTAGCGTATCGTGTGCCAGCGAGCAAGTTTACTCGTAAAAAAATAGAGGTAAATGAAAAGCTAGAAGAGATAAAGGGACTTGACACAACGATTGATTGGAAGAATACAGGTGATAACAGCTATGATGGTGAAAAATTAGCGCTGTTAGTACACGATGAAAGCGGTAAGTGGGAAAGACCTGACAACATACTTAACAACTGGCGAGTTACAAAAACTTGTCTTAGATTAGGTGCTAGGGTTGTAGGTAAATGCATGATGGGCTCAACGTCTAACGCGCTAGACAAAGGAGGAGATAACTTTAAAAAATTGTACAATGATTCAGATGTCACTTCTAGAAACCGCAATGGACAAACAAAGTCTGGTTTATATTCTTTGTTTATCCCAATGGAATGGAACTATGAAGGATTTATTGATGAGTTTGGACAACCAGTATTTAATAACCCAGATCATGATGTACACGGACCCGATGGTGAATTAATAGACATAGGTATTATTGATCACTGGAATAATGAGGCTGATGGTTTAAAAGGAGATCAAGATGGTTTAAATGAGTTTTACCGTCAATTTCCAAGAACTACAGAGCATGCTTTTAGAGATGAAGCAAAAAATAGCTTGTTTAACTTAATAAAGATATACGAGCAAATAGATTATAATGAAGGTGTTGGTAGTGATTCAACGGTAACAACAGGTAGCTTCCAGTGGGAGAACGGGATAAAAGACAGTAAAGTTATATTTTATCCAGATCCTAGCGGAAGATTTAAAATAAGCTGGGTACCACCGTCAAACCTTCAAAACAAATTTATAACTAAAAATGGAGTTAAATATCCTGGCAACGAACATATGGGTGCTTTTGGCTGCGATAGTTATGATATTAGCGGTACTGTTGATGGTAGAGGATCCAACGGATCTCTTCATGGACTAACAAAGTTTTCAATGGAAGACGCTCCGCCAAACCATATGTTCTTAGAATATATTGCAAGACCACAAACCGCTGAAATATTTTTTGAAGATATATTAATGGCTTGCGTATTTTACGGTATGCCAATACTAGCAGAGAATAACAAACCAAGACTTTTATATCACTTCAAAAGAAGAGGCTATAGAGGTTTTAGTATGAATAGACCAGATAAAGTTTGGAATAAGCTTTCTGTTACTGAAAAAGAAATAGGTGGAATACCAAACTCTAGTGAAGATATAAAGCAAGCTCATGCAGCTGCTGTAGAAATGTATATCAACGATCACGTTGGCCACAAAGGCGATGGGGTTTACGGTAACATTTACTTTAACGAAACATTAAACGACTGGGCTAGGTTTGACATAAACAAAAGAACAAAGTTTGATGCAACAATAAGTTCTGGTTTAGCTATAATGGCTTGTAACAGACACTTGTATAGACCACACGCTGAATATAAAAAGCAACCATTAAATGTAAGTATTTCTAGATATAGTAATACTGGTAACACATCAAGAATAATAAAATAAAAATATGGCAGAGTCTGTTGTAAAGAGTTATTTTCCAAGTCAAGTAGTTAGCGATGCTGAAAAGTTAAGTTATGACTACGGGTTAAAAGTTGCGAAAGCAATAGAAACAGAGTGGTTCCATAATGATAGAAATCACAATAGGTATCAAAACAACCTTAATGACTTTCACAAGTTAAGGCTGTATGCTAGAGGAGAGCAATCAGTTCAAAAATATAAAGACGAGTTATCAATAAATGGAGACTTATCTTACTTAAACTTAGACTGGACGCCTGTTCCAATAATCCCTAAGTTTGTTGATATTGTAGTTAACGGCATAGCTGATAGAGCTTTTGAAATAAAAGCTTACTCACAAGACGAGTATGGAGTTTCTAAGAGAACAGAATACATGCAGAGTATTCTTGATGATATGGCTGCTAAAGAAATGAATGACTTCGTGGCGGACGAGTTTGGAATCAACTTGTATCAAAACGATCCTGAAACTCTACCTGAAAATAATGAAGAGCTAGAGCTGCACATGCAGTTAAACTACAAGCAAGCCGTAGAAATAGCTGAAGAGCAAGCTTTAAACGTTTTGCTTGAAGGTAATAATTACGACTTAATAAAGAAAAGGCTATACTACGACTTAACAGTATTAGGTATTGGCGCTGTTAAAACTGATTTCACTACGTCTGAAGGCGTTACTATAGACTACGTTGATCCAGCTGACCTTGTTTATTCCTACACTGAGTCACCATATTTCGATGACATATACTATGTTGGAGAGGTTAAGACGATACCTATTAACGAGCTTGCTAAGCAGTTTCCTTACCTAACGCAAGAAGACTTAGAAGAAATACAACAGTCTGGCTATGCTCAAACAAACTCTTATCAAAGCGGGCCTAGATACGAAGAGTCTGACAACAATAAAGTTCAAGTTTTATATTTTAATTATAAAACACATATGAACGAGGTTTACAAAGTAAAAGAAACTGGAAGTGGAGCTGACAAGCTTATAGAAAAAGATGATAGCTTTAATCCACCTGAAGGCGTTGAAGGTAATTTCTCAAAGCTTGAAAGGGCTATTGAAACATTGTATGAAGGAGCTTTGATACTTGGCACTAACAAGTTGCTAAAGTGGGAGATGTCTGACAACATGATGAGATCTAAGAGTAATTTTACAAAAGTTAAAATGAACTACAGCATCGTTGCGCCTCGCATGTATAAAGGTCGCATAGAATCTTTAGTTAAGCGTATAACTGGTTTTGCTGATATGATTCAGCTTACTCATTTAAAATTACAACAAGTAATGTCGCGAATGGTTCCAGACGGCGTTTATTTAGATGCCGATGGTTTAGCAGAAGTTGATTTAGGTAACGGCACAAACTACAATCCACAAGAAGCTTTAAACATGTTCTTCCAAACAGGTTCTGTTATTGGTAGATCATTTACAAGTGAAGGCGATATGAATCCTGGTAAAGTACCTATTCAAGAAATAACATCTGGATCAGGAGGCAACAAGATAAATGCTTTAATAGGTAATTACAACTATTACCTACAGATGATACGTGATGTAACCGGGCTTAACGAAGCGCGTGATGGTAGTACGCCTGATGAAAGGGCTTTAGTTGGTATTCAAAAAATGGCCGCTGCAAACAGCAATACAGCTACGCGACATATATTAGATTCAGGTTTATTTTTAACAGCTGAAACAGCGGAAAAGCTTTCGCTTCGTATATCTGACATTATAGAATATTCTCCTACAAAAGAAGCTTTTATACAAAGTATAGGTGTACACAATGTTGCTACGCTAAAAGAAATGTCTGAACTTCATTTGTATGACTTTGGTATATTTTTAGATTTAGCTCCAGACGAAGAACAAAAAGCTTTATTAGAAAATAACATACAACAAGCGTTAGCTCAGAAAACTATAGATATAGAAGACGCTATAGATCTTAGAGATATATCTAACATTAAAGTAGCTAATCAACTGCTAAAACTTAGAAGAAATAAAAAACAACAACAAGATCAACAAGCGCAACAGCAGAATATACAAGCTCAAGCTCAAGCTAATGTTCAACAGCAGCAAGCTGCCGCTCAACTAGAAATTCAAAAACAACAAGCTTTAAAGCAGGCTGAGGCTCAATTATTGCAAATGCAGTCTCAATTAGATGCTGGTAAAATGCAAGCTGAAACACAAATGAAAGCACAATTAGCTGCTCAGAAGTTTCAGTACGACATGCAACTAAAATCTTTAGAGTCTAGCGTGCTAAAAGATAGAGAAAAAACCAAAGAAGACAGAAAAGACGAAAGAACTAAAATACAAGCCACTCAACAGTCAGAAATGATTGATCAAAGAAAGTCAGGTAAACCACCTAAAAACTTTGAGCAAACGAGTAATGATATACTTGAAGGTGGATTTGATTTAGGACCTATTGATCTTAACAGATAACACTAACTTATATTTTATATTATGGAAGAAAATGAAAACGTAGTTGAAGAAACTACACAAGAACAA